CTGAGTACCGGCGCATCATCACCGGCAAGCGGTGGCAGAAGCTGCGAGGCTCATACATGCTGCTGAACGCCATACGCAACGGCGGCTTCTGCGAGCAGTGCGTAAAGGACTACTTTGTCGGAGGCCCGAGACCAAGGAAGGCCACCGAGGTGCATCATATCGTCCCGATCGAGAGCGCCACCAGCCGCCAGGACATGGAAGCGCTCGCATACGACGAAAACAACCTCATCGCCCTGTGTAGCGAGTGCCACCATGAAGCGCACAGGCGCCTCGGCAATGGGCACATCAAAGAAGCCATCGAAGACGACATCACACGACGAATAAACGAGATAAAAAATGGCATACGAGAAGAAGGGGTATAACCCCATCAGTAAAGCGAACCTTCAGAAGGGAGGCGCTATTAAGAAACTCATGTACACCGACGGCAAGTCACAGCGCCTCGCCAACTCCATCCTCGACGAGGTCGTTGAGCGCAACGGTGTGAAAATGTCCGTGCGTGAGGCGATCCTTCGCAATCAGGTCAGCCGCGCGCTTGAAGAATGCGACCTGCGTTCATGTCAGTTCCTCATCGAGCTGGCCGGGCGCAACGAGATGAGCAACACCGCCATCAAGACAGCTGTCGCCAGTCCCCTTGAACAGCTTCAGGCGATGATGATGCCGAGCCAGCCCGATGACCGACGAAAGAAAGCAGATTGAACGGGAGGCGAAGCGCCTGGCGGCTGAAAGACTTCAAAGCGCGGACATCGGCAAGTATGCGCTGGCCGACATAGACGAGCGACTTGTCGTGTACTTCGACGCCCTTGTGTCCTCGCCTGACGCGCACAACGTCTACGAGCATCTTGCAGCCGTGAAATTCTTACGGCTACTTGAGTCGTACACCTTCGACACTGCCGCCGCGGTCAACTTCATGCACTTCTATGAGTTCCTCAAGTTCAGCGGTCAGAACGGTCGTCAGTCGTACAGGCTCACCCCCGTGCAGGTGTTCCAGTTCGCCAGCATCATGGGCTTCATGCGAGATGACGGGCGCCGACTCGTGCGCAATGCCCTTCTGTTCGTGCCGCGCAAGTTCAGCAAGACAACATCGGTGTGCGCCTTCGCCATCTATGACTTCCTGTTCGGCGATGACAACGCCCAGGCTTACACGGGTGCCAACAGCTACGATCAGGCGAAAATCTGCTTCGATGAAATCAGCCGCGTGCTCCATGGACTCGACCCAGGCTGGACCAAGTTCAAGGCCACCCGAGAGCTCATCAAGTGGCGCGAAGGTCGGAACAGCAGTATCCGTTGCCTGTCCAACTCGCCCGACAAACTCGACGGTCTCAACGCCTCCACCGTCATCATGGACGAGTACGCGCAGGCCGACAGCGCTGACCTGCGCAACGTGCTCACCACGTCCATGGGCATGCGTGCGAATCCCCTGCTCATCACCATCACCACGGCCAGCGACAAGCAGACGGCGCCCTTTATCCAAGAGCTCGAGCACGAGCAGGGCGTACTGCTCAACGAAGTGATGGAAGGTTACGCGCCTGACGACACGAGCTTCGCCCACATCTTCACGCCAGACTGCGACGATGACGAGAGCGACCCAGCGACATGGGCGAAGGTGCAGCCGCATCTGGGCATCACCGTGTTGCCCGACTTCTACGAGCAGCAATGGGGAGAAGCGCAGAAGAGCATCGAAAACATGAAAGCATTCCGCACCAAAATGCTCAACATCTTCGTCACGGGCAACGACCGCAGCTGGATAGAGGGCAGCACCATCCGTGAACACTCACGCCTTCTCGACATCGACACACTTGGCTATCGCGCCGACTGCGAGGTGGCTGTCGACTTGTCGGTCGACAACGATTTCTCGGCCGTGTCCTACTACATCTGGCTCAATGGCGAGAAGCACCACCATATCCACACCGACTACTACTTTCCCGAAGGACGCATGGCCAAACACCCCAACCGTGAAGTCTACCAGCGATGGGTTGACGGCGGTCACCTCCGCCTGTGTAAGGGCAACATCATCAGCTATGAGCAGATAGTCGGCGACATCCTCGCCCACGGCAAGAACCTGCGCATCCTCAAGATAGCGTATGATCCGAACAAGGCGGCAGAGTTCACCAACCTGCTCATCAACTGCGGCGGTTCGGCATTCCTGTACCCGTACAAGCAGACCTACTTCTACTTCACCAAGCCCTGCATGGCCATCGTCAGGATGCTTGAAGAGTCCGCGCTGACCTTCAACGAAAACCCCATCAATAACTACTGCTTCGACAACTGCATCCTTGACCGTGACAACATGGACAACTGCAAACCTCTGAAGCGAAGCGACAACCGAAAGATTGACGGCGCCATCACCGCACTGATGGCACTAGGAGTGAGTTTAGAGCAACGGCGTTGTTAGTCCTGTTTTCAAGACGTGTTAAACACTTTCGCATATAAATATAACACGCACGGAAATGGGATTTCTCGATTATTTCAAGTCAAAGAAGAGGCGCTCGCTTGTGCAGCCTCCGATGTTGCAGGTCACCATCAACGGACAGACCTACAGCGTTGCAACGACCACCAACAGCGGCATGATGCTGGCGGCTGTGTGGCGCTGTGTTGACATCGTGAGCGGCACGGTGGCATCACTCGGCATCGACATCGAGCGTCGCATCGGCAAGTACTGGCAGGTGGATGAGAGCCATCCGCTTGAGCTGGTGCTGCGTCTTAAGCCCAATGAGAGGGTCAATTCCTTCGACTTCTGGAAGGCGGCTGTCGTCGAGATGCTGCTCCACGGCAACGCCTACATCTACCCCTACTTCAACGCGGACAACGAGATTTCGCGGCTGTATCTCATACCTCACGGGAAGTGTGTGTATGACAAGCAGACCGACACCTATGACATCAACGATGACGACAACAACCTGTTCACGACCTGCAACGGGTGGCGCATCATCCACCTCAAGAACATGAGCCTCGACGGAGGCTTCACGGGCGTGAGCACACTGACGTATGCGCAGAAGGTTCTTGGTGTCGGCGAAAGTCTCGACGGCCTGCAGCTGGAAAGCTTCGCTCCAGGTTCGACTTTGCACGGATTCATCAGCGGCGACAGCAGCCTCACCCAGGGCTTCGGCGCTCCACAGGATGACCAGCTCAAGGCCGTCAAGGACAACATCACCAGCCAGCTCACGAGTGGCGCGAAGATATTCACGTTGCCAGGCACGATGAAGTTCAACCAGTTGTCATTGTCGCCAAGCGACCTGCAGTTGATTGAGTCCAAGAACCTCAACGTTCTCGACATCTGCCGATTCTTTGGCGTTCACCCCGACAGGGTGTTCCAAAGTTCGAGCACGAACTACAAGGGCAGCGAGAGCGCTCAGACGGCGTTCATGACCGACACGCTCTTCCCCTTGATCAACAAAATCGAGACAGAGCTCACCGTGAAGCTCATCCCCAACGGCATGTTGGGTGACTACCGCGTCAAGTTCGACCTTGACGACTATTATATCTCAGACATGGGCGCCAAGGCCGAGTACTACACCAAGATGATATCGGCTGGCGTGCTCACGCCTAACGAAGTGAGGATGCGCGAGGGTCATACGCCTGTCGATGGCGGTGACTCTGCGTATATCTCGTGCAACGTCGCCCCGATTGATTCAGCGAAAATCAAGGGAGAACCGACGTCAGCAGAAGAAGAACCGAAAAAGAAATCAAGGAAAAAATGACGAAAATCTACCGCAATACCGAGAACTGCCAGCTGCGCGCCCTTGATGACTCGCGCACCATCGAAGGCTATGCCGTCGTGTTCGGTGAGCGCAGCCTGTTCCTGCCCGACTGGAACAAGGGCCGCATGGTCGAGGAAGTGATGATGCCTGGAAGCATCACCGACGAGCTGATCGCCAAGAGCGACATCATCGCCAACATCGACCACGACAACAGCCGCATGGTCGCACGCAGCATCAACGGCGAAGGGTCGCTGCGCCTGACACTTGACGACCACGGTCTCAAGTTCAGCTACGAGGCACCCATGACCAATGACGGCGAGGCCGTTCTGCAGGGCGTCCGCCGTGGCGATTACCGCGGTTGCTCGTTCGCCTACACCTGCGACGAGGACGCTGGTGTGCACTACGAGAAGAACGACAAGGACAGCCGCGCGCTTGTCCGCTACGTCGATGAGGTCAGTGGCCTGTACGACGTCAGTGTGGTCATCCACCCTGCCTATCCGCAGACCAATGTGGACTCCCGTGCAGCTTTGCTGGACGGTGCCCTCATGAGAGGGATGATTGAAGATAACGAAACAAACGATAATAATCCTAATTCTAATTCATCAGACATGGAAGAAAACAAGAAAAACGAAAATGTTGAGGAGCCCAAGGTGGACAACACCGCCGAGGTTGATGCTCTGAAGGCTGAGATGGAAGGCATGAAGCGTTCC